AGATGATGTAGTCCACTTTCATGGTTTGAAGCCACAGCACCTTAATTTGGATAAGACTGACTCTAGTACGATGGAGAGTATTGTTAGTGATTGGATTTCTCAGGCCGAGTCTTTGATTAAAACTTATTGTCATATTAAGTCCATTAGTGATAGTAGTGTTAGTCCTGCTATGAGGAATGTTTGTTTGAGGCTTACTAGTAATATGGTTGCATTGGCTGTTCAGAGGCGTGATAATCCTATTATTAAGGTTAATGATTGGACTATCCAACAAGTCAGTAGTGATATTTTCACTGATGATTTGAAGGCTGATTTGGAGCCTTTTGTGAATGATGCGAGTACTGACCCTAATAAGTTGGGTATTCTTGCGATTACTGGTGAGGGGTTGTTCGATGCAGATTGAGTTGGAATTGGATACTAGTCCAATTGGTAAATTAGGAAGTATGCCACGTGAGGCTATTCCTAAAGCATTGTTTTATGCTGCTCAAGATATGACAAGGTTCCTTCAACAGAACAGTCCAGTGGACCATGGACTCTTGAAGCAGTGGTTTATTGAGTCTTTATCGGATGATGAGGCTCATATTAAGTCTCCAGCCGCTTATGCTGTTTATCAGGACCAAGGTACTAGGGCACATATGATTTATCCTCGTGGAGTGGCGACTTATCATGCAGGTCAGAAGTTGACTAGTGGGTCTGCCTTATGGTGGCCTGGTGCAGAGCATCCAGTAAGGGCAGTACACCATCCAGGATTCCCTGGCAAACATTTCGTTGAGCAAAGCTTTAACGAATTACAACCACGTGTGCCAGGTTATTTCCTAAAAGCACTTGAGGAGGTACAACAATGACAGTAGGTATCGTAACAGGTATGGAAAAACTGTACACTATAATGGTCAAATGCTTGGAGGAAGAGAACAAAGAAGATGGACTATTGGAAGATGTTGAGACCATCATTAACTCGTATTATAATGAAGCACATCTTGAAGAACCGATTGTTTGGGTTACTCAACATCCTGCTAGTGCTAATCGTCAAGCAGACTTAAGCCAGACTATGGAACTGACTGTGCCTTTCGAGTTTGACTGTGGCGTTTATGAAGTGGACCTTGATGACAGTAACCTAGCATCACAGAACCTTGCGAACCGAGTAATAATGAGCATACTAAACAATTGGCAAACAATCCAAAATACTGAATTGCCTGGGCAAAGGTTGATCAAGAACATCACCTTGCAAACCTATTCACCGGTTGGTTATGTGAATGTAACCAACAAAAGTGATAAGGTTGCTGTTACTGGTGTTATTTTGAATGTTAATATTATCCTTAATTGGAGAATGTGTTATAAACTTTTAGAACAAGAAAACGAATAAAAAAATGAAGGAGAATTGATAGAGTATGACATTGCCAAGTTGGGATAGTCTCCCAATTAGAACAAAAAGGAGTCGTAAAAGATTGTATGGTGTCATTGCGGCTGAGTATAGTTTGACTGCGTGGAAGAGTCTTCCGCATAATGTTAAGCGTAGTAAGAAGCATTTGTATAATTACATTGCAAGTCAGAAGAACCTTGAAGAGTATGATGAGCTTGCGAAGAATAATATGAGGTCTACTCGTTTGTTGTATAATTATATTAAGGCGAATGCTAGTGGTAGTAAGCCTACTTTGACTGTTAAGGTTAAGGATGGTGAGTCTAATGTGAGTGGTGCTACTGTTACTATTGGTGCGACTGAGAAGAGTACTGATGCTAGTGGTGAAACTACTTTTAGTCTTGATTTTGATGATTATACTGTTAGTGTTGAGAAGAGTGGTTATGAGGATTATGAGGAGTTTATTAAGTTCCGTGCTAATCATAAGACTTTCATTATGCCTTTGGAGGCTGTTAAGTATAAGGTTAGTGTTACTGCGAAGGATGGTTCTGCTAATGCTTTGTCTAATGCTAGTGTGAGTATTAAGGCTGATAGTGTTGTTTTGGCTACTGGTTTGACTGGTAGTGATGGTAAGGTTGAGTTAAGTGTAAGGAGTGGAACTTACACTTTAGAGGCGATTAGTAGTGATGAGACTTTATCTTATGCTGGTACATTGGTTGTTGATGGTGAGGAGTCTGAGACTATTACTTTGACTGAACCAGTAGAGACTGGTACTGTTACTGTTACTACTGTTGATAGCGAAGACACACCACTAACTGGCAGTATTGTTGTAATGGGTACACAAGCATTAGATGACATTGCGAACTTTGAGACTTGGGCTGTTACCTATGGTGTAGGAATGGGAACTACTGATAGTAGTGGTGAGTGCACCTTGACCCATTTTGACCCTCAGACCTTTGAACCTACAAGTGATACTAGTTTCGAGTATGGTACTTATTACATCACCGCAATGAAATATACTGACTTTAATATGAATTATGAAGTGGTTGTTGATGGAGATGAAACCGAAACAATCACACTAACAAGCGAATAAAAAAAATAGAAGAATGAGGAGAGAAAAGAAATGGTAGACCGTGGATTTGGAATAGAAGTCGAAGGAGAATACGGAGACCTCACAATAACCAAAAGCGAATTCGACCCTAACTGGTGGAACCAAGCCGAAAGCATTGATTTTAAACTTAACGATGAACCAGTCACCCGTAGCGGTGGCTCACGTATGAACAAAAGAGCAAGAGCCGGAGTAATGAAACCAACCGGAAGCACCACAGCAGATGCAGACCTACAACAACTAACATGGTACTTCTACGGATTCCTAGACAATTACATCTACACCGCAGGAACATCCAGCAACCCTAACACTCACGAATTCTACGGAGGAGAAGGCAAAGAACTGCCATCCTTTAGAGGCATTGCCGTGTTTGACATGCTCAAAAAATACATTTATGGAATGCTCATAGACCAATTAAAACTAGATGTATCCAGCGATGTATTATCCGTTGGTGCAGAATGGATTTACAAGACCGAAAAAGCAGGAATCATAGGCAGTGATGGTGAAACATTCACCGAACCAGATGAACTAACCAACGAGAACATCTTCGTAATGTTCTACGACATAGCATTGAAGCTTAATGGCAGTGCATTGGATGGAGTAAGCACTGCATTCTCATATACTGGCAGTAACAATCACGATGTAGATGGCACAATCGGATTAGGCTCCCGTTACCCACAAAAACGTGCCCTTGCAGGTAAACGTGAAAACGAATTATCCATCACTACAACCTTAACAAGTGATACAGTACGCAGTATCCTTGATGCTCAGTATGGTGAAGTCAACGCACTAGAACCATCCAGTTGTAAACTCTTGCAAGTACCATTAGAGATAAATGTTGCACATTGTGAAAACCAAAACATCACAATGAAAATATTATTCCCAAAATGTAATGTTCGTGTCGAGTATAATTTAAGCGGAGCAGATGCTATCGAAGCAACCCTTTCCCTTGACACATTAGGAACCGGAACCGCAACACTCAAAAGCGGCAGCAGCGTAACAACCGACATGTACGTAAAGATAGTGAACCAACAAGAAGAAATAGAAACAGCAGACGACTAAAAAATTCTATTTTCTTCTTTATTTTTTTTCAATTAGATCATTATTATTAATTGAGGTGTTTTTTTTATGAGTAACCTTGAAATGTTAGAACGATTGACACTTGGAACCGAAGCAACCGAAACCATCACCATTAACGATGAAGAAATAAGGATAAGACCATTAACTTCAGGAGAGTTAAGCAAGTTGCAAACCATCGAGAAGAAAGGGTTCGTGATGAAAGTAGGAGTCGGAGCCAAAGGCAAAAGAACCAATGTAACCACTAATAATACTGATGTTGACATCAATGCTGGTGAATTCACACAATACCAGAACGAAGCATTATACAAGGCAGTAGCTTGGGGATTAAGCGTTAATGATGAGGATGTGAAACCTGAACAAGTTGAAGCTTTACCTGCTGGATTGCCAGAACAGATATTCTTGGAAATCGTTCGCATAAGCAATATAAAAGATAATGATTTGACAATTATAAAGAACTTTCGCAAAGAGTAACGAAGGTTTAGTATTATATGAACAGTACAAGCAAGGAATCATAAAAACCCCATCTTATTGGGATATGACCTTGTTGCAACAAACTTATTTTAACATTTGTGCAGCCGAAGATATTAGTTTTAAGCAGAACCTAGATGTGAAATTAACTGCTTTATGTGAGGCTGTAGGGATAACATTCAAACATAAGAAGAGGTAAAAAAGGATGGAAGATACAGAAATGGATATTATTCTTTCAGCGGTTGACAATGCCTCCGATACTTTTGAGTCTGTGCAGGAAGCGGCGGAGAATATGGGTGACTCTATACAGGAGGGTGCTGAGCAAGGTGCCGATGGTATGGAGCAGATGGAAGAGTCCGCACAGGAAGCAGTGGACCCTTTGGAGCAAATCAGTGCACTTGTGGAAGGTTTTGTTGGTGCTGAAGTATTCACTCAATTAGCCGATGCTTTATGGGATGTTGCTGATAAGGCCGGAACCTTCGAGGACAGTCTGATGAGAGCACGCCTTGAGGCGGAGGGTGCTGGCATTGATGTTAATGAGATGACAGATGCAGTATCAGAGTTAAGTGCCACTACTGGAAGGGCTGGTGGCGAAATAAGAGAAAGCTTCATTAAGGCAACTGCTCGTGGAATCACAGACCTTGACAGTTTCAAGAAGATGATGA